AACCGAAGTCCTCCCCTTTTAAATCAGAGAGCCGGAGCTCTCCTAAATCTATCTAATAGACTCTAGATTAAGAACCTAGAATGTTGTCTACTTTGAAGATTCTGTAGTATTGGTTAGCACGGTTGCTACCAGTATCATCACCAGCAGATGCACCAACGAATGGGTTAGCAATCATGCCGTAACGAGTTTTGAATCCAATCTTCGGTTGGAATGTATTCTCGCCAACAGCGCGAACCATTGTTAGTGGAACGTATGGGCAATAGAATAGACCAGCGTCGTATGCAGAAGTACCTTTGTAACCAACAGTTACATAGTTAACAGTTGCATATGGGTCAATGTAAACTTTAATACCACCAGATAATGTACCAGCGAATGTTGCACCAGTATCATCAACGCTTAAGTTAGCGTTACCAGCTAAAGCAGGAGTATAGTCAAGCATACCAGTTGCAGCTAATGCAGCAGCTACATCAGAAGAAACCATGATGAAGTTACCTTTACCACGACGAGTTTCTTTAGCGATTACGTTAGCTTCACGCATGATTTGTACTAGTAAACCTTTGTACTTCTCTGCAGACCAACGTCCATCAGCATCAACGTCAAGGTCGAAAGTACCAGCAGTAGCAAGATCACCCTGTTGAGCACCAAGCTTAGCTTTTTGGTTAATTGTACGAACAACTTCACGGTTGATTTCAGCAAGGATCTCAGCAGATAAGATGTTAGCTAGTTCAGATTCAGCGTCTAGGCCGTGAACAGCTTTAAGATCTTGTGCAAGTTCCATTGTGTATTCAGCTTTTAAAGCACGTGACTTAGCAGTTACAGTAGCTTTTTCGATGCTGAATGCCATCTCGTTGAAGTCAGAAGAACCAGAAGAACCTAGAGCTTCAGATTCAGCAGTAGTCATACCTTTACCAGGTGCGTAATCAACGTCATCTGTTGGAGTATCAGTATCAGCAGCAAAAGGATCAGATGATGCAGTTGCAGAAGATTCAACACCAGAGAAAGAAGTATTAGCTTCGTCAAATAGTGCTTCGTCACCAGACTGGCTAGCGTAACGTGATTTCATCGCGAAGATAAGACCAGTAGGACCAGACATTGGCTGAACACCAGCAATATCATAAGCGATTAGGTTAGGCATTGCACGACGTACAAGGCTGATTAAAATTGGATCCCAGTTATCAATACCTGAACCAGTAGCGTTAGTTGGAGCTGCTTCATTAAGTTGGAAGTTCTGGTGACCACGCTCTTCTGCAAGGGCTTTTTCAGTGTTTTCTAAAACAGCTGCAGTTACTTGTTTACGGTATGAATCTTTGAATTCAGGAGCTTCATTAGCTTCTAGAACCGGAGACCATTTCTCCATAAGTGCGTCAGATTTAAACATTTTTTACTCTCCTATGAGTTTTTATTTAGATAGTGCTTGTAAGTATGCTGCCATACGTGGAGAAACAGATTCCTGTTCTACCGCTGTATCTTCAGCAATTACTTCAGTTTTTGCTTCTTTAAAATATGATTCTTTGATTGTTGCTACTTTATTTTCAAATGTAGTAACATCACCAAATTCAACATCTTCTACTAATGACTTAAGCTTTTCAGCCTGTGCCTCTGATAAACCAACAGATGATTCACGGATAATTGTCTCACGAGTTAGGTTTGAAACTGACTCTTTAAGTGCGACATTTGCTTCAATTGATGCATTCAAGCTTTCTTCTAGCTCATCAACTTTAGATGATAATGTATCAACTAGGTCAACTTTTGCTTCAGGAACTTCAATGTAATTTTCAACAAATACACCGTGTAATGCAGACATAAAGTTTTCAGCAATTTCGGTACGAAGACCATCTTCAACTGCAACTTTGTTATCTTCCATCCACTGCTCTACTACGTAGTTAAGGTAACCATCTACCTTTTCAACAAGATCAGACTGGATCTTAGCAGTTTCTTCTGCAAGTTCTTCTGCATATTGCTCTTCAAGACTTGTAACGTGCTCAGCAAGTTTAGTTTTTAGAGCTGCTTCGAAAATTACAGCTGCTTTATCTTTAAAGCCTTCAGAAAGGGTTGCTTCAGAATCAGCAAGTGCATTTAAATCTTCTTCAAATACAGACTCTTCAATTACATTTTCTTCAACTTGTGAATCTTCATGCATTTTTGTATATGCTGCTTGTAGCTCTTCTTTCTTCATTTTTGACATCTTCATCGACATCGCATTAATCATACCGGCTTTAGTTTTAGGTGCAGCAGCTTGAGCAGGTTCAGACTTTTTAATTTCTTTTCCTGTTTCATCTGCAGATTTTTCACCATCAAACTCTTTATCGGTAGAATTTGCTTCATCCAATTCCTCGCTATCAACTTCAACGTTTTCAACGAGTTCATCTTGGATTTCGTCAACTACAACATCTTCGATTAATTTTTCAGACATGTGTTTACTCTCCTAATGAGTTAAAGTTTAGAGAGGAAATCTTTAAATTCTTTTATTTCCATTTCTGGAGATACCGAATTCTCAATCTCAGTCTCGAACTGTTCAATTTCTTGTGCTTTAAGAACTCCGTCCTCAAAAAACCAATCAACACCTTCCATGATACCATTTACAAATGCATCAGGTGCTGATGGGTCCTGGACGATATCAATTGTTGCTAGCATAAAATCGCTATTAACGTAATTGACACCGCCTTTATTCACAAGACTACCCATACCACGACTAGAGACACCAAGCTGAACACCGCCTTCCATCAAACCTTTTACAATTTGACCCATAGGAGTATCCAAGATTTGTGCCTTTCCTACAATATTATTGCCTTCCCAACGAAGGTCAGTAATTTTGTGGGATACTTTATCCAAGTTAATTGTTGGACCGTCCGGGTGATTTAATTCACCAACCGCACGTCCCTTGGAAATTTGTTCAGTCATATATCTATCAACAGCTTTTTCCATAATAGCTTTTGGATAGATACGACCATTGCGGTTCTTTTGATCCGCTTGCATGAAAATACCTTCAATGACATATTGTGTTTTGCCATCTTTCTCTTCAGTTATATAGTTGAGATGATTTTCAACATATTCGCTAATTAATTTCATGCTTATTATTTCTCCATAAGTCCTATAAAGTCATTAATAGACTTTACAGCTTCTTTTTCGGTTTTAAAGGAATCTAACTTATCACCATCTATATATCCAATATACATTGAACCTTTTTTAGTGATAGTGGCACTATATTTATTTTTGCCAACTTTAAAACTCTTAACCAACTTCTCGCCGGTAGGAGCTTTTGCTTCGCTAATATTCCTCAGCTGATGAAATGTCTTCATCTTCTACTTCTCCAGTATTAAACTCGTCTTCTTCAATCTCTGGACTATCGCTCATCATAGATTGGGCAACATCAATTTTTCTTGCATCTAAAGCAGAACTAATTTTATCTAGCATCACATCATTAAATGCATTACCTGCTTCTACATTATCGCCAGAGTTTAACGCATTAATTAATTCATTTACATCAGTCATAATAATTCCTTGTAATACTATTTATACATTTTAAAATTTTAAATATCATCTTCAGCCGATCCTTCAGCTTCGATCTGTTTATCTATATCTTCTATATTGTCATCAGTTTGACCAAGAACGTTTTTGCGCACCCATTCAATAGAATAATATTTACCAACATATTCATCAAGTTCTCTTAGAGTACCTAACTTTTCACGAAGCAATTCGGCATTTTTCATTTCAGCAAAGTGTGTATCTTGTAAAAAGTCAAAATTAATTGAATCTTTAAGTTCAAGCCATTCTTCTTCGGTAACAATACCTTTAAGAATAAGTTGTGTTCTCAATAAATCCACAAACAAAGATGCAAACTTTTTACGCAATTTTGAAATAAATTTCTGAAATTTTAACTCATCACGAGTAATTTCAGAAGAACGACCGAGACTAAATTGTGTATCTTGTTCTAAACGTGAACTTGGTACATTTAATGATTTATATAGCTTTTTCTGGAAGTACACAATATCATCAATTTGACCTAGGTTTTCTCCACCAGGTAATGTAGTGATTTCAGTACCACGACCACCTTCACGGCGAGGTAACCAGAAATCTTCTAACATTGACATGTGCTTACGATCATCTTTCATTTCGCCCGTAGAAGCATCATAAACCATCTTATTGCGATAGTTACTCATAATGCCTTTAACATATTCTTCGGCCTTACCCTTTGGTAAGTTACCAACATCAATATAGAATATGCGACGTTCTGGTGCACGAGATAAACGATAAATTACTAATGAATCTTCCATCATACGCAATTGGTTTACAGTCTTAAGTGCTTTATGTAAGTAAGATAAAACCTTTTTACGAGAAGGATCTAATACACCAGATGTGACATAACAAATAGAATCAGGCGCTATTTTAAGTCCCTGATTAGATTTATTCATATTTCTGTCTTGGTATATGTAATATTCTTTTTGACCTGTGACAATTTCCGTACCAGCCTTAGGATCTTTTGATTTAAGAAGTTCCTTTACTTTACGAATACGTGTAGGGTCAATTGGTCTAAGCTCGATAATACCACGCTTAGGATTTTTTTCATCAATGATTTTATGATAAAATAATCTGCCATCGATGTACCATCTACGGAAAATTTCGTGTCCGTACCAATTTAAATTAATAAGTTCAGATACATTATCGAACTCTTCTTTAATAAGTTTTTTAATTCGGTCAGGTTGATCCAAATCATCTAGAACAATGTCTACAGGAGCTGAATCTTCGTCTGATACAATAGCTTCAGATACAATGTCTTCAATAGCTGCATCGCACTCGGGTTGAGATGCAATATCGCGGTACTTGAAAATCAGGTCAGCCTCATTTTTAGCAGACCCTCCGTCCATGTCTAAGTATTGTCCAAAATAGCCACCAGCATTAACAATATGCCCGCCACCATCTTCTTCTTCTCGAGGAACGAACGAGACTCTTTTCTTCTCTTCTTTTTCCTCTTCTTTCCGCTTTATTTCGAAACCAAATAAATCCATGTGTATCCTCACCATTGCAGTTTAAGACGGAGAAGCCTGAGCTCCTCCTTATACTACTTATTTATACCATTACGAAGTTGAATTCGATTCCCAATACTGTACTTGGAATTCAGCTGTAAACTCTTCGATCTGGTTTTCAGAATCATAAGAAAGTTCAACAGTTGAAATGTTAGTAGGGAAACAACCGCGGAATGTATAAGTTTTAACAACATCACCTGCTTTATCTAACTGTTCAACAGTCAAATCAGCTTGGTAATCAGTTGGGTTAGTAAGTCCGGTATTTGCATTGTGTTGGTTGATACCATTCATCCAACGTTCCATTGCATCACGTACTTCAAAGCCAGTGTCGTTAATAATTGTAACAGTCCATGGTTCAAATGTGCGATCACCCGCAATCTGTAGCTGACGACCACGGAAAGGAACCGTGATTGGTGCAACTATAGAAGCAGGTAACTGAGCCGCTTTAATCATGAAAGATGTTAGCTCAACATCACCACCCGCATAACCTGGAAAGTTAACGGTTGCTTTAAACATGTTAGCGCGAGCACCGCCACCAACAAGTTTCGATTTAAAATCATCTACGCCTAAAATAGCCATTATCTACTCCTTATTTGCCGACAATTTCACTGAACTCAACACCAGTACGAGTGGCAATGAAGTTTAGTGTAATAAAGTTAATAGAGCGTGCTGGTTTGATGTAAATATCAGCTACAAATCGGTTAGTATCAATAACTTCACCAGTGTTATTTGTTTCATCACAAATAACCATAAAGTCAGTAATACCACGACGGCCTTTAACATCACGTAAGAATGGTTCGACCATATTACGGAACTGAGCACGTGTGAATTCGTCATTGAATTCAAACAATTGGAACTTAGAAGCAGTTGCAACAGCTTTTTCTAATACAATGAATAAGCGACGTACGTTGATACGATCGAATGCAGATGGCTTAGCCAATGCAGTTTTATCACCGAAGAGGACGGTACCTTCACCTGGGAAAGAAACGATCGGGTTAACACGAGCTTTATAAAGATCGTCACGATCAGCTTTTTTCGGATTAAACGCAACCTTAGTAACACCTAGTAATTGACCACGATTTAGACCTGCTGGTGAGAACCATGGATCAGCAGCATTATCAGTACCAGCACATAGACCAGCAACCGCACCAGAAGCAGAAACCCAACGATAAACATCATTATACTTGTCATAAACATATAACGCAGTTGAATCGATAACAGCATAAGATGTTGAAGTCAATTGGTTAGCCCAAGTGATAATATCAGCAGCAGCTGTTACATTGTTAACTGAGTCAGCAATACGTGGAGATAAGAATAATACTGCATCCTTACGACCTTCAGCAATTGCAATCATGTTGTTAGCAAAAGTAACACCATCAGCACCAGCTGGAGCTTCACCTGCAATGATTAGGTTAACATCTAATGTTTCTGGATCAGCAAACATTTCATAACCAGTTGTTAATTCACCAACAGTAGGTGTATTATCATCTGTACCACCTGACAAATCAATAGAAATTGCAGTTGAGTCAAATGTATATGCTGTACCAGTTACTGGAGTTGAAGCAGCAGCCATAGAAGAAGGATCACCAACAAAACGAATATAATTAGATTGGTTATTCAATACTTCTTTATAGTAGTTATTAGTACCATCTTCTGCTTTTGCATCAGAACCCTGAGACATAAATGCGAAGCTTTCTAACATAGTACCAGCTTCACCAGTCCATGCTCCATCTTTATCTACTACTACAACATGAATTTCGTCATCTGATCCGCCACGAGTTTCAGCATAAGCCGAAGTACCAGGAGCTGAGTCAAATACACCTTTATATGCCCAGTTAGTGAAAGCTGTTGAGTTAGCACCACACATTTCTACTGTGATAGAGTTACCAAGAACTCCAGGGTATTTAGCGCAAAAAACTTCACTAACGTCAAATACCGTGCCACCTAGAACTTCTTCAAAATGGTCGTCGTTTTTAACTAATACTGCATTACCAGTACCAGTAGCATTAAGGTTGTCAGTTTCTACACGAACAGTGCGTAGAGCGTTACCATACTGCAAAAATTGAGCAGCAGGCATAAAATATTTGTAAGTGTCCGAATTAGGGCCACCGAATACATTGACAAGATCTTTTTCAGATCCAATTGTTCTTACTTCTTCTACCGGACCCCATTGGAAAGCGCCAGCAATGGCTCCAATTGAAGTTGATACCGCAGGAACAACATTTGTCAAGTCGATTTCTTTAACCTGTACACCAGGTGAGACTTGAAACGCCATAGGAATTTTCCTCTTCAGTTATTTAATAAGATTTCATAATACGATTGTTTTTCAATATTATTATTTATAAATAATGGTATCTTATCAAAACAATCCAGTATCGTATGTTTCCCAGATGGTACCGCCTGCGTCAACTTCTCTAGTTTCTTGTCTACCATCATCAATAATACCAAATGGTACCATATCGTCATCAATTGCTTTCATACGATCTGCATATAACATTTGTTTAAAGTTAATATCAGTTAAATTTAAAAACATGTCAGTTGAAGCAAACCATCCAAACATTACAAGATTCATCATCAAATCATCGTGATTATTATCAGAAGCTTCATATGAATTACCCTTTGCTACAAAGGTACTCATTTCAATAATAGTTTCACTGTCAATAATTTCTATTTTCTTTTGCTCAACTAAATCTTTTATGTTTGAACAACCAATTCTTTTTACTTTTCGAGTCATGGTTGCACCAAGAGCATTTGCTTTTAATGATGACTCAACAAACATATTTTCATATTCCCAGTCGTAATAAAGACCATTACATACAACTGCACCCTGATCATTTGATTCGACTATAACATAAGCTTCATTATATGTTTTTGCATACTTATGAATTATATCTGGAAACAATAGTGGCGATATCATATTATCTTGATAAACACCAACTTGTTTAAATGGTCTTTGTGTAATATCTATAATATTAAAAGTTGAGTAATCTTGACCGCGTCCCTTTGCGACGTCAACAGTCATAATATAATCATGACCTTCTTGAGGCTTTTCATATATGCGAATGCCTTCTTGTCTAATTAAAGGATCACTTGCTTTAAGACCTAAAAGAAATTCACCCGCAATAAGAGTATTTGATGTGCCAAGAAAGTTATTTCCGTATTCTTGGTCAAACTGCAATTCTGATGTATTAGCTATTGTTTCTTTTTTCCAAGCTTCATCTCGACCAGGAACATCCCACCAATCCACGCGGAAAGGCTTATATGAGTTAGTACCTTGTACAGCACCTTCCCATATCTTGTGGAATTGGTTACCTATACCATTTGCTGTAGAGGTTATAATAACTTTAGTATTTTTACCTGAAGTAACAACGGGATATGTCGACGTATAGAAAGTGCTGGCATCTTCAACGAAAGCAAATTCGTCTAAGAATAACAGGTTGATAGACATACCACGAATAGATGAACCAGATGTGGCAGATGCAATAATTCGACTATTATTAGAAAACTCAATAGAGCCTTTGTTTAATGCTCGACATCCTGGTTGAAGAAAGAATGGTAAATTCTCTAGCATGAGTGTTATACGAGATAACATTTCTCTTGCAGTAGATCCTTTATTGGCAAGAACAGCAATAGTTTTTTCAGGATGGAATACTGCATACCAAAGTAAATAACCTACCGATGAAATTGATTTACCGGACTGTCGACAAGCCAATACAATAGAAAATCTATTAGCTGTAAAATGGTCAAACATTTTTTCTTGGTATGGATAAAGATCAAAATTTACTAAGCCTTTATCTAAATGGATTACCTTTAAATATGTGCGTGCAAAGTAAGATGGATCATTCATGCACTTGACATATTCTTGTAATTCATGTTGAGTGAAGTTATGTTGAACTCCATCTCTTTTTACATTGCTATTGCCATTATATGATTCTGTTAACTGCATAATATTAGTTTAGATCCACTTATTTGTTTGATTCACTATCAATTATTTCTGATTTTTGATCCATTATCATTCTTTGAAGGTCTGATGTTGAGCCTAGAAATACATTGTTTTGTGTCATACTTTGTGGTTGTTTTTCATTACCATTGTTGTCTGTGACTAAGCTTTGTTTTTTCTTTTGAAGTTCCATTAGTTTGTCAGTAACATCAGCCATATTTTTAAGCATGTTTGATAATACTTCATAAGCTCTTGGATGTTCAGATTCAATTGCTAGTTGCATCATTCCATCTAAAGCTTCTTCACCTTTATTTAAAATGCCTTTATACTTTTCACGAGAATAACTATAGTCGTCAGTAATATCTTTATCTTGTTCTATAATAGCAGGTGGCTGAATTTCTTTTTCAGCCGGTAAGTTATTAGATAGTGATTCCATTATTTTATTTTTATCAACCATGTCATTTACCTATTATGAGATAAGATCATCATCTACGTTATCAATTCCAGTGAATATAGAGTATGCTGGATTATCAGAATCTGGAGCAGCAATTGTTAGCTCAGGAATATCATCATAACCATTACCAACAGATGTTATTTCGATAGTGTCTATACGTCCTTCATCTGTGATAGTGGCTTCTGCTGTTGCGATAAATTCTTCAGTCGTTCCAGTAGGAGCATCAATATTTATAGTAGTTACAGCTAAAATTCCATTATATACTTCTGGATCTGGAAGAGGAATACTTTCAACTACACCATTATTAATAGTTGCGGTCGTATTATATGTAAAAGTTCCGCTTGTGTCTGTACCAATAACTTCTACCGTTGGAGCTGATTTATAATATGTTCCACTGTTTGTAATATTAATTTCAATTATTAATCCATCTACTACATCAGCTTGTGCTTCTGCTGTTATTGCCGGACTTGTTGGTGCACTAATAGTTACTACTGGAGGATTATTATATCCACGTCCACGGTTAGTAATATCAACGAAAAATAGTCCTGTTTCATTGAGTACAATTTGAGCTTCAGCTTGTACCAATAATAATGACGATTCAGTAACAACTTCTTCAATAAATCCATAACTAGTAGAGTCGTTAATATCAATAGCCACTGTGTTAATTGTACCAATCGTAGATTTAGGTCCAAAAAACTTAATTTTCATACTAAAATCAAGTGTGTATATGAGCGATCGACGAGTAGTCATATCGCCTTCATAGTCATCTTGAAGTGTAATAGAATTAAGATTAATTGGAACATCAAATGATTCATCTAAATCGTCAATAAACTTAACTGATAATGTATAAGTTGGTTGAAAATATGGAACAATTTGTTCTAAAAGTTGTAAAGCATCATCTTGGTTTTTAGCAATAATATTTAACTGCATATCTACAGTGTATGGTGTTATTTGTCCAACCGAAGATCTTTCATTTTCTGAGCTAGTAGTAGTAATTCTGTTTAATGCAGAAACTTTAGTGGTAGCATCATAAGATAGATTAGTAATCTCAAACGACATACGCGGCAACTTAAGAGCAACTTTAGGATCATCTAGATTAAGTTGCTGGTCTAGTCTTGCTAAAAACTTTTGCTTTGGACCATAAGAAAGAGGAACTTTAGTATAGTCTTTTACTATGCCATCGTTGTTTCTACGAACGACAGCTAATTCATTAAATAGTGTACCAAAGACAGCAACGGACTTTCTTAATATTGCGTGATAAAAATGATCTCGAAACATTAGTTAGGTTCTCCAAATGGGTTTTGTTCTGAGAAGTCGATAATATCATCTGCAACTTTTTCGAATTCCCAGTTTTGTGCCGCAGCATCATTTTCAAATACTCGGTTGGCGTCATCATCAATAGTATATATTTCATATATTTCAGCTGATACTGTTGCATCTGCATTTACAATGTGTGTTAAATCATCACCGTCAGTCGAAATATAGAACTCTTTAACATCCGTTGTATTTGTTTCAATATCTGTCAAGTAAAGTGTTCTATTACCACCGACCTGATCTTGCTCGGTTGCAACACCAGACACATATGGTAATGCCGATTCAATATTCAATATATTTTGATCAATAGCATCAAATTCAGCTTGTAGTATGGCTTTTTCCGCCAAATCACTTTCAGCTTCAATTAGATCTGGTAAATCTATTTTACGTTGCAATATTGTGCGATATTCGGTTGTTGGGAAATATTGGTAATAACGATCACCAAGCTCAATTTCACCAGTAATATCGCGAATAAGCATAGAAAGAATATTTGAGTGAACTGTTTCAAACTGATCAATTTCAGAAATACCAGTTCTAAAGTCTTCTTGATTATATTCAAATAGTCGACAATTAAGTTTATATACCGTTAAGTTGTTCAGTTGATAAAATGGTTGTTCATGTTCAACAAATGAAATTTCAAACATAGAACCTGACATAGGAAGATAAATCAGATCACCTTCATTTGGTCGCATATTATCGATTGCGTTATTCCATAAACCAACTAATTTGTTCCAAGATCGGCGTGCAACTACAAATGTTACTTCGTCTCGTATTTCAATACCAAACTTAGACATGAGATTGCCTTCACCACCAAAGCCTTCAATATCTTCAGGGTACATTTCAATCATGTATGCGTCATCAAATAAAGATTCACGATCTTCATTTAAAATCATATCTTCAGTAATAATCTTGCGAGGAAGATAATAAACTTCTTGGCCGTAAATCTTTAATGATTCTATCATCAAGTCTTCGAAGACATGTTGCTCCGACATATGACCTTGGCTAAAATAAACATTACGAGGCATGTGTTAGCTCCTTGCATTTGTCAAAATGCCATCCAATATATAATTTATTGCGTGCTGAATCTGTCCAACAATAAACAAATGCTTCCATCATATTATCCACAATAGAAATCGACGGGCATTTCAAAGTTCATGCGAATTTCTTCTTCAAGCTTTTCAATCTCAGCTCTTGCATCCTCAATGATAGCACGACCATTTAAAATAACACCACCCGGCAATTGCATTCCTTCAAATTTAGAAATGTTTTGACCCCATTGCTCTTTAATTAATGCGGTTGAATATCGTTTTAACCACATGTCATTATAAACATCATTAGAAACTTCGGCATCTATAATGGCATCAGCGTCAACAATAATATAATTGCCTTCTAGTAATTCATTATCCCAGTCACCGTCAAGATATAATCGATCCTGGTGTCTAGAAAATCTAATAGGTACTTCACCACTTAGAATCATTCCAACCGTTGAAAGATATTCTTGTGTTTGATAGTAAAAAGATAAACCAGTTGATGTGCCACCGCGTAAGTTATATACATCATTTAGGCTCATTTGGTATCGAGCATCAAACATATTAATACTAGCATTAGCATCACCAACCGGTAATACTTTACGAACATATGTGTATTGATCTAATAAACTAATATAACCATTAGTTATATCATCTGAAGTGATTTGATGTTTAACGTATGTTTTGATGATTGCATCGGAATGATATGTCTGATAGTATTGAAGAGCTTCATCTAAGCGATCTTCAAGTTGGTCTTCATCTATATTAATTTCGATTACAGGTGCACCAAGTCGTCTCAAACAATAGTCAATTAATTCTTGTCTTGAAGTTGGATTAGCCATTTAAATACCTTATTTTTACTATTATTTATAATGAGATTTATTTTGGTTTTTCGGGCCATACTACATCTTCAACAAACGGATCAAAGTTATCAGTAATATCTCTAAGAGCTTGGCAGTAATCAATAAGCTCTTGTGAAGGGTTTAGATCTGATCTAAACATCCAATCAGTTTCAACTACCTTTAATTTCTTACCTTTCAGTTGATTGATAACGTCTTGAACAGTTTCATCTACTACTTCATTGGTAGAGTAATTTTTAAGTTTCTCTAATCCGTAGATAACTAAACGTGTTGCAAATCGTTCTAAGACTACCTTAAAGGCAACCTTAGCAATCAACGACAAGAAGACTTCTTTTAACATTGTAAATAAAATGTTTACCATGCTATACCTCCAGTTTGAGTTAACAAATATTCCCACACACTCACTACTATGGTCTTACCTGTTGTTTTACCCACCTAACTCATTAATCAATTCACGCATCTCAATACGTTTACTGTAAACATCAGTAGGTACTTCCTTACCAGTTTCTTGTTTACGTGTGTAGTACCAATCGGTTTCAGCTAGGTAGTGTTTAGCTTTTATAATTAATTCTTCTCTAGTTTCATCTTCTGTTAAAGGAATTGAGTCATAAGAATCAAACACACCGTTTGGTATTTCAACACCAACATTTTTGATAGTGTGTTCTTTTTTGTCTGGAGTCCAATAAGTGAACCCTCTAAAATCAGGCTTTAAAACCCATTCGCCATTTTCAAAAACACAAGCTTCATTTTTTCCTACGGTAAATGGTTTTTTTTCTGTACTGTTTGCTGGAAAAAGAAAAACGCCTTCTTCTAGCGGGCTTTCATCTGCTTCACTTTCAAATGTATATACACCATTTTCATCGTAATTGTAAATAACCATCATAACTCCTTAGTATTTAATGCAATAAAGCAATGCTCTGTTTCTTGGTCTATTATCAGCAGCAGTTGGTACTACTCTGGATACGTTAAAACTCACCCTTCTACCTAGTGAACCACCACCAGTTCCAGATGATGCAGTACCATTCGTATAAAATGCTCCATTATTTAGATGGTCATTTCTTTCATTCGCTGTCTTAACCATACCTGTTATATTACGAATTGCATCACCTTGATAAGAGCCAAAACCACGACCAGAGTCAGCCCCTCTACCATCATCCCAACCTCTAATAAACTCCCCACGTAAATCAGGTAGATTAAAAGTTGTTGAGCCGTTACCGCCACCAAAAGTAGTGCCTATTGATGCAAATAATGCTGAATAAGTTGTGCGGCTTATTGCAGCACCATTGCATTTTAACCACCCGCTAGGTGCAGATGACATAGCAAAAGCAGATACATTTCCTGGTGTATTTGAAGCAAAAGCAGATGCGTGTTGACCATCAAGTGTATCAGCATCAAATCCAGAACTAGAGCCAACCCAGTTACCAGAGGAGTCGATGATAGTTGTACCGCCAACGGAGATACCGCCACCATTTACCTGCAGCTTGTTACCGTTGTCAGTAGAAGTACCGATCAGAACGTTACCTGAAAACTCGGCAATACGAACTTCGCCAGTGTCATCGACTTCAATCGAAGGGATACCAGAGATATCGTTTACTGAGAAGATAGTACCCGAAAGGCTGTCGGAAATAGAGAACAGCTGACCGGCAGAACCGCTAAATGAAAGGGTTCCGTCGTCAACGACAGTCATCGTAACGGGGTTGTTGTCTCCACCAGTGAATACAATATTCGGATCGGCTGTAGTTGATCCGCTATTCGGTGTAATTAAAATATTCTTATCTGAGTCCGCCATTTCTTATATCCGAATTGATTATTATTTAACTATTTATAACTTACTTTTAATCTGCAAATACTCACTAGCAGTCAATTCGTAAATTACAGGTTCACCATTTGGGTCTAAGTCTTCATGATCTATTACATGGTAGAACTGTAAACCATTTGGGTCTTCTGTTATAGTAACTTCCAAGCCTTCCAAAAGTTCTTCAGTCGTGTTTTGCCCTTCAGCCATTTTATTTTCTCCCTTTTAAAAAAATCAGATTTAATAGCTTTGTAGCTGCTGTGGTTATCTTTAACAGGTTTAGCTTGTACTAGCATAATATTATCTAACAAAAACTTAGGTCTAGGTCTACCCGAATCGCTTCTATTATTATAGTTTGCTAAGTTTAGAAATTTGATATACTTTGTAGCGTACCTAAACGGTGTGCTACTATTTCTATTTTCCCCTGTAAACGCCCCTGTAGTATAAGTAGTCCAAGTTTCTGGTAAGTAAGGGTTGCCATGACAATAGTTGTAACTTCCTCCAGCAACACCTCTTGAGATGGGAGTGCCTGCAGGTAACGAATACCCATAATCTGGTAAAGGTCTATCTAAAGTCATCATCCAATCACCATTAGCGTGAGACACTAATGCTGTATACCGAACTGAATTAAACCTAGTGTATTCGTGTGCCTTTCCGTAATCGGGGTGAGACGCAGGGAAAAACAATACATGTCTAAAGATGCCGTTATTATTTGTAACATCACTACCAGTATACCAACCAGAACCTGATTGAAGGTAGATAGTAGTATCTCCTGGATTTGCTGGTCTACTTAGGTATGTGTTACCTATACCACCGCAGTTGCGCAAATCTATAAAGTTTTTATTTTTATCGTAACACGCAAACCCCATATGACCACCAGCTAGTCTATTACTAGTTCCAGAACGTTGTAACGTCCTGGCCGTAACAGAATGGTAGTAGTATTTTGAAGTGTCTACTGGTACAAAATCATCAGACTGCCATCCAGCATTCGTGTCAAAATCAATAGCAAAACAACCGTCACCAGAAACTGCATCATCTGTGTACCAGTTAGTGTAGGAGAAGTTAGTATCGTTACCTAACTCACCACAACCGTTTCGGTATAAACCCATACCTGCTTTACCTGCATGTGCTGCCATTATATGTATCTCCCCTTCAACGCTTCGTAATTCTTTTTAATTTCTGCGTCGGATAACGCTCTATCGTAAACCATTACATTACCAAGGTCAACGTAAGTCATACCAGAATTCCAAGGAGCTCTACTATTAATAACAAAGTTGTTAGTTGTATCTATAGGCATTGTTACATAATCAGCTTTTGTAGAATAATCTGTATGCTTTAGCCATTGTTTTTGTTCACCGTCAACCCAAACTCTCACATTACGAGAAGAGTCCATAGTTATAACAGCGTTATGCCAATTACCATCGGAGCTCCATTTATTATTAACAGCCTCTACTGACATATCGTATGCGCTACCATAACCCCAGTAACCTAAGTCTTGGCAGTTCCCTACCCCGTACATAAACCCAAACATAGCACCTTGAGTTGACCCTGAGTTAACAAAACCTATTTCCCAGTTGTCGGCAGTAGATAAAGGTCTATCTGAACGTATCCAAATAGATAATGTTTTCTCTCTTGGTATGTTTAATGCTGGAGAAATCGCAATGTCGTGTGCATTTGAATAAAACCTAATCCCTTGTTTTGGTACAGAGTTAAATGGCAAACCAATAACCATTTTACCTACAGCGGAACTAATGTTTTCTCTGACATATCTCCATGTTGAAGGTTTATTATACTTGCCTACAGAAACAAACTCAGGTCGACCCACGCCATTGTGACTAGCCGGAACTCCAAGTTTCTTGGCGATCTCAAACGTCATATAGTTTGCGTCTAGGTTTTCTGCGGCATGAGAACCTATAAGGATAAAAGTTGCGTTAGGGAAAGTAGAATTTATTATATTAAAATCTTCTTGAAACCTATCATGCTGAGCTGGAGCTCCGTCGTAAAAATCATAGCAATGACCGCCAATCCTTTCCCCGTTAAAATAGGAATCTGGAACCCAGCTATTACTATCATCATCAAAAACAAACATACCAACGTCTCGTGACATGTTATATGTTTTAGTTCCTGATGTTACATGTCTACCAGGAGTAATACCCTGCCTGCTTGCCGGAGTTTGAGATGGTTCCGGATACGTTAAACCATAACAAGTAAAGAAATCTTTTTCTGCGAGATACATTCCAAAGTCTATTGAGCCTGTCCTTCCTCCTACTACATCAACGCAAGTATAGTCTAGGTTTTCAGATGCTGTTCCTATGGGGTGGAAACTCTTTGGGTTATGCGGATCTAGCATAAACACTAGACCGTTCAAAACGACTTTAGAACCGTGCCCTAGACTCATACTACAACCCTCTCTACTTCGACAATTTTCCAAAAAGGCATAGAAGTCATTTGACTTTCCCAAGCGTCAAGACCTTCTTTGGAATTATCAACCTCGTTAGAATCTTGAACGCCAGAATCCCAAATGATATTACCTTTCATATCGGATACGTACCTGCGAAGAGTACAATCCTTTATATTGACTTCCATTGTAAGTTTCATATCTTTTAGTTCTATATTCATTTGATATAAACCCCACAATATTGCATACTATAACCGCTGGTTGAAGAAGTCCAGTATGGACCGTCTATATAACCACCACCACCAAATATGTTACCAGTCCAACAAGAAGTATAAAAGAAGGGGTTATTGTTATAGTAGGTCGAACAGTTACCACCGTTGGAGTCTAAATCTCTATCAAATGTAGTCAAGTTATTACCCATCATTGAATAGAATCCTGAGTTTCCCCAACCGTTAATATTAGCTTCTTGACTTATAAATGTTTTACCTTGAAACGCACCGTTGGTATTAAAGCCAGTTCCCTCAAACCTAATTCTTTGGTCTTGTTGGCCCGTGTTATTTAACTCAATTCCATTAACGTCGGACATGTACTGTACAATTGTAATCTTTCCGGCAGAATGTCTACCAGATAAATCTTTCCAAAGGTTTAAACCAATCCAGGCATTAAAACTGTTAAGAGAGGGGCCGGAAACTCCTAGCCCTTCTTTATTACTTGCATCATTTCCACCAGCGTTCCTGTAATTAACAGAAAATATAGCATCGTTCCATTTAAGATTATTCATGCCTGATGTATAACGTCGATTGGCCATGACAAGTACCCAACCGCCTCCGTCGTAATCTTGGTTAACATAGAACGGCTGTGGTTTTCCACCAGCCTTTATCATGTACCAACCTGTCGGACCAGTTATTTCGGATGCGTTGTTATAAACTTTAGTGTTTCCATAACCAATTGTCATTATTCTACAAACTCCGTTATAAGTTTATCAACATCTTTACGCTCACCATATACTTTGTAGAAGCAGTTAATCTCTTCAGCATCCGAATCTACAGTAACAGTTTCGTTATCAAAGTCAACGACCCATAGCTCTTGCTTCTTACCGACAGCAGTCAGTTCAACAGTAATCGAATCTTCGTGAACTAGCTCTTTCCAGTATTCTGGAAGCTCAATAGTGTTATCGCCTTTGAGACGACCACGTACATACACGCCGTTTTCTGGACCCTCGAGAGAGCCGTAACGTAGTTTGTAACCTTCTTTCGTTGGGTGGTCAATCGTAAACGATTTCTGAGTAGCTGTTAACAGACCAGATACCGATACACCAGTAGTAGTAGTATTAAACTTAGCGGCTGCTCCGTGGTATAAAGTAGTTCCTCCACCTTCTGCCCACATTACGTGCCATTGGTTATCTTCATCATTATATATACCAGATATTTCACCATCAGTCATAAACGACCAACGACCTTCGTTAGAGCTATTACGAATCTGTAAACCACCCCACCCGCTTGTTGTTGATGTAATCTGTAACAAATCAGCTCTGTCAGGAGACTCTTGAAGAACTACTTCAGAACCGATCTTTACACCGCCTGATAAGTCGGACCAAGAGTGATAAGCAATACCATCATCTAAATCGAAGTTAAATCTAGGTGTACCTGCTCCATGAAACTCTATTTGATTATGGGTGGTATCCCAATAGATACCCCAGTTTGTAGCTGTAGCCAGCCAGTATCTTGATACATCGTTATAGTTGATAGTTCCAGTTAAAGTGTCCGAAGTGTCGCTTCTTAGGAATTGAGATGCTTGTAAACCGTCTACGGTGTCAGCATCTAATCCTGAACCAGAACCGTCGTTACCCGAGTGGTATACAGTATAATCTGTTGCACTTGCGCCTGTACGGAATTTTAACCCATTAACACTGGGGGCATTTAAGATAACATTGTCATCGGCATCATTAGATACACCTATAATAAGCTCGCTAGATTCCCCTGAAGTAGATGTACCGTATGGGTGGTACTGGATAAAACCAAAATCAGTATGGTGATTGATGTTTACACCATCTTTTTCTGACTCAAAGAAAATAGAGCTAATACCTGATGAGTTACCCTTTAATACAATATTATCTGCACCCGAATGATATTGAGATTGGGCTGTGTATGTACCTCTGGTGGTGCTACCATTAATAGTAAGAGCGCCATTCATTGTATCAGAAGTATCAGAACGTAAGAACTGACTAGCATGTAAACCATCTAGCTTATCAGCATCTAAGCCGCTACTAGAACCATCATTACCTGAGTGCCAAACAGTTCCGCCATTTACTTTAGCTACACCAGAGCTAGTGATCTCGAATGGATAAGGCGAACTGTCAAAAAAACCATCATCATTAGAGTCATCTAAAAAATAAAAAGATGTCCCATTAGTACCTACCTGCCATCTCATACCATCCGTTTGGTCAAACTCAATATGAGGTGAACCTCCAGTTATTCTAAATAGGTGGTCATTCCAATCAACATTATTTACTTGAAAGCCACCATTTAATGTAAGTTTGCCGCTTGCTGTATCTGCTGCATCACTTCTTAGGAATTGACTTGCTTGAATGCCATCTAGCT